TTTGAAGTTTATAGATTTTTTATAAAAATTTATTTATATATAAATTATCAATTAAAATATCTAAATTTATTAATAAACTTTTTTTTCCATTCTTCTCCTTTTTGTAAAAACAATGGAGAATAACTCCAATAAATAAAAGCAACAAAAATTAATCCATAATTAACACTTTTTAATGTCCATGATAAAAATAATACAAATAACATAATAAATGTATATGAATATTTTAATTCATTTAATTTTTCTTTTTTAATTTTTCTTTTTACTACTAAAGCATATTGTAATTCATAATAATCTCCATTTTCATCTACTTTATATCCTGCATAAGGCTCAATTAATTGAAATAAAAACATGTACCATCTTTTCGGTGATGGAATAATATAATCCGTTAAAATAACAATAATTAATCCACAATAACAATGAATAAATCGCTCAATTAACATAACAAACGCAAATGGAAATAAAACAATTAATTGTACAATATTAGATAATGTCACAAATAAATTCATTTTTAATAACAAATATTAACAAATGAATTAATATTTTATTAATATTATTAATATTATAATTAAATATCTAAAAAAAATCAATTTTTATAATTAACTAGTTCTTAATTTTTTATTTACATGAATATCTTTATTCACATTTATACTATTTTCTTTTTCATGATTTTCATCATATACCATATAATATTCATAATTTTCATCACATATATTGTAATTATATTTATTTAAATAATAACTTAATCTTTTTGGATGATATACAGCAGAAATAAGTTCTTCACAAAAAACCCTAATTTGATTTTTCATTTTATCACAATCTATCTTTTTATTTTCTTTCACATAAAAATTAAAATCTTTAATAAATTTTTCATATAAATATATTTTATCATAATTATTTATATCACTTATATTATTCTTTAATAATAAATTTTTTCCACCTTTTGTATCAAAATATTCAATAAAATTATCAAATTTAAAATTTATTTTTTCAAAACTTTTTTTATATATTGGTGGAAAAGACATAATGTATAATATTTATTTAATATTTAAAATATCCAATAATTTAAATAATAATATAATTATTTTTTTAAATATAAAAATCATTTTTTTTTAATATTTTAAAATTATCATAATTTAATATTTGGATTAAAATTAGTTTCATTAATTACAGGAACAGGAAATTGAGGTATTTTAATAGGTTTTATTCCATCTTTATTTGTACCAACGGGAAAAACATTTTCAATTATAGAAGGTTCTACAAAATGTTCTAATAATCGACAACCATAAGCACCTATTTTATATGAAGGTTGATATTTTTTTTTATCAACAATAAATTTTTTTATTCCTTTCATACGACAATAATCTTCAAAGTATCCAATACTCATATTTCTTATATTTGGATGTTTTTCTAAAAATACTTTAAATTCATGAATATTAAGTCCTAAATATGTATGATCAATAATTTTAAATGGATCGTATTTATTTAGTTCCATACTTCAAATTATTATTATTTATTTAAAAAAATAATCAATTTTTAATTATTTATGTTTAATTATTTATGTTTAATTATTTATGTTTAATTATTTATGTTTAATTATTTATATTTAATTATTTATGTTTAATTTTTTAATTTTTAATTATTTATGTTTAATTATTAATTATTAATTATTAAAATTTTAACACATATAAAGTAAATTCATTAAATATTTTATAATCTTCTTCAAATTGTTCAAAACGCATATTTACTATTTTATGAACTAATTCTTTTACTTTTTTTTCATTTTTTAATTCTTCGTTTGTTAAACTTTTTTTAACAATAGACATTGTACCTTCTTTTACTCTTTTCATAATTCTATTAAAATATTTTCTTTTTGTAGCAGGTTGTACATAAATAAGTTGAAAACTATAATTTTTAGAAATTTGTTTAATAATATATGGATCCCAAATAGTTCCTTCAACAATTAAATGTCCACTTTTTTTTATTATATCTTTAATTTGCTGAATGATTATTTTTTTCTCAACCATATATTGTTTTTCTTTGTACAATTTAGTTATTTTCATACCATTTACGTGATTTTTTGATAAATTTCGTATCATTTCATCCATATGAACAACATCATATTTTAATTTTTTACCAATATTATCAGCTAATGTTGATTTACCAGATGCTGAATTTCCAACAACAAAAATAATATTTACATTTGATTTAATATTAGTTAAATGAATATTTTTTATAATCATAATATTTATATATATAAATTATAAAAAATATTAAAGGGTGTAAATAAAATATATTTAAAAATAAATTTATATTAAAAAATAAAATATGAATCATTTAAAATCATCATATGGTTTTGTATTAAAAAATATAAAAAAAAACACAAAATTAATGAATTCAGCAAAAGAAATTAAAAATAAAACATTTGTTATAGCAGGAGGAACAAGAGGTATAGGTTTTCATATTGCTAAATCATTAATAGAAAAAGATGCTAATGTAGTTATATTAGGAAAAACAGAAAAACCTCATCCAAAATTGGAAAATACTATTTCTAGCGCTGTACAAAAATTAAAGTCTTATTCAAATAAAGAAATTAACAAAACAAATAAATATGACAAAAATATTCATAAATATGCATTTAGTGAAAAAACACGTAAATATTTAGAAATTAAAGAAAAAAGTAAAGTATTAGGGTTAGTATGTGATATAAGAAATAAGGAATTAATTGAAAAAAGTAAAGAACAAGTATTAAATTATTATGGTAAAATTGATGGATTAATAATTAACGCAAGTGCTTTATGTTTAAATAATACATTTAATCAAACACAAAAAGAAATAAATTTAATGAATGATGTTAATATTAAAGGTTCATTTAATGTAGGACAAACTTATTTGAAAGCTATACAAGAAACTTCAACACATCCACATGTTTTAGTTATTTCACCACCATTGGATATGATATATAATAATGATTGGTGGATAAATCATTTTTATTATTCAATGTCAAAATATAATATGAGTTTAATGGCTAAATTTTGGAATGAAGAATTTCCAAATATTGCATTTAATACATTATGGCCTCGTACAACAATAGATACAGCACCAGTTCGTAATTTATTAGGAGGTAAAAAAATGGTAAATATATCAAGAAAACCCGAAATTATGGGAACAGCAGCATCTATCATTTTAAGCAGTGATCCAAAAGAAGTTAATGGAAATAATTTTATAGATGATGAGGTATGTTTATCAGCAAATATAGATGTTGAGCAATTTAAAATAAATCCATCAATAAAAGAAAAAGATTTAATGCCTGATTTTTTTTGTTAATAATATTAAAAATAAAAACATAAAAACAACTAAGTAATATAAAATTAATAAATAAATTAAATGGTATATATATAAATATATATAAATATATATAAATATATATAAATATATATAAATATATATAAATATATATAAATATATATGATTTTATTAAATAACGATGTTATTCAAAATATATTTATTTATGTACCATTAAAACAATATAAAATTAATAAAGAATTACATAAACAATACAAAATTTATGCACAAAAAAAATTAAATAAAATAGTAAAATTATTAAAACATGTAGTATTTTTAAAAAATTTATGTAAAAATGAATTAATAATAAAAAGAAATAATAATTTTACAAAAAATACATTAATAAAATTCGCATTATTAACTTATGAAATCAATGTCTTATATGGATTACCAAATATTATTATTGGTTCATTCAATTTATCTACACATTTATTGGATATTTTACCCTACGAAGGATACAGAAGAAATAAATATAATATTTATAAATTTTTGAAACAAAATGATATTGAAATTATTATGATGTACTTAAGTATTTTTCATTAAAACATAAAGATTAATCATAATTGCAACATTTATTATTATATTTCATTTCATAATTAAATTTTGTGTCATTAATTTCATTTAAAAAATCATTATTTTTGATAAATGGTTCTAAAAATACGGGACAATTATTATTCATTGGTTTCACACAATAATAAGATAAATCTAATTTTTTTAATGTTTTAATTGATTGATTTAATAATTCAAAATTAATTAAACCACTATAAAAATTAATATCATTTAATATATTTAAATAAATTTTATTAAGTATTTTTTTTGATAATAAATCATCTCGATTAATGTTCATTATTAACATTTGATTATTTAACGCAATATAAAACTTCTCATTAGTTTCAAAAATATTTTTTAAAAATAAATCATTGACAATGTACTGTAATTTATTTAAATTCATTAAATTAAAAGTATTAAAATACATATCACGATAATAATTTTCTGAAATATTATACTTTACATAATTATCCGTTATATTACTATGATTTACGATTAAATTTAATTGTTTAAAATTACTTGATTCATGATATTTTTTCGTAAATAAATTTTTTTTATCAACAAATGCGTCAAAGTCTAAATGTGATGAAAATAAAAAAATAGTTTTTACAATACTTTTTATATCATTTTTAAGTTCAATATTATTCATAATTGCGTCTAATTGCGTACCATAATTAAAATTCATTAAATTATTGTATTTTTCAATTAAATAAAATTTTGGATTATCTGTATAATTAACAAAATTATAGTAAATAGCAAAACATAAGGCAATTATACATGTGTAAAAAAACATTTTAAATATTATTAACAATCGCAATAATAGCAGTAATAATATTTAATCTTTAAAAAACATATTCAATTTTTTATTGATAATAATATGATATTATTAATATTAATATTAATATTTATATTTATATTTATAATTATAATTCATCATTAAATTCCATATTATTAGATACTAAAGCAAATTTTAAAATATCGTGGATAGTATCAACAAATCTAATTGTAACACAATTTCTAAATAATCTTGTATTTTCATCAATAATAGTACTAGGCTCTAATTTAGTATCTTTATTTCTAATATTGGCATTATTTTGTAATGAATTTATTTCATCTTCTTCTTTTGAAAAAATAGTATTTAAATCTTTTTTATTGGCTCTAGGGATTAAAACAGTAGTTGCACCAGCATTCATAGCACCTTGAATTTTAGAGTATAAACCACCAATAGGATGTGCTTTTCCTTCTAAATCAATTTCTCCAGTCATAGCAACATCATTTTTAACTGGGATTTTTGTAATTAATGAAATTAAACATAAAGTAATTGCAAGACCAGCGGATGGTCCATCTTTTGGAGTTGCAGCTTCTGGGCAATGAATATGAATTCCAAATTTTTCGTTATTTTTGTGAAATTCATCTTTAACTTCTTTTTTCAAAATATTATTTAAAACGGTAAAAGCACAATCCATACTTTCTTTCATAACATCACCTTGACTTCCAGTTAATTTTTCAAGTCCAAATTTTTTATCACTATGGGTTTGTTTTGCTTGAATAATAGTTAAACCTCCTAATCCAGTTTTTGTAGCATAAAGACCATTGACTAAACCAATTTTTGGCTTATCATTAATTTTCTTTTCTTCAATTTCATGATGATTTTTAAATACATTTTTAACAAAGTTCCAATCAATAACAAATGGATAACTAATAGTGTCATCATAAATTTTATTTAAGTTAATTTCTCTAAATAAGTCATACATTAATTCATTTAATTTTCTTAAACCAGCTTCATATGTATATTTTTGAATAATAGAACCAATAATTTCATCAGATATAGATATTTCATTATATGAAAACCCAATATTTTTGTTAATTTCAGGATAAATATAATTTTTAGTAATTATTAATTTTTCTTGCATACTTAAAGGTTCAATATTAATTTCTTGAATTCTATCTAATAATATTGAATCAATATTTTCTTTATTATTGTATGAAAAAATGAACAATACTTGAGATAAATCCATAGGAATTGAAGCAAAATATTTATCAAAGAATTCTTTATTTTGTGATTGGTCAGTAATATGAGTTAAAATAGAAATAATTTCTTTTCCATGTTCTGTATTACTTACTTTATCTAATTCATCAATATAAATAATAGGATTCATACATTTTGTTTCCATTAATATATCACAAATTCTACCCCATGTTGAACCTAAATAAGTATAATGATGACCTTCTAAAATGGAACCATTTGTAGCACCTCCTAATGGTAAAAAAGCAAATGGTCTACTTTCGCCATTGTCATCTTTTAATGAATTAGCTAATCCATTTTTACATAATGTTGTTTTTCCTACACCTGGTGGTCCTCTTAAACCAATACATTGACCTTTTGAAATACCATTCATCCATTGACCAATAATTCTTTTCATTTGTATTTTTGCATCTACTTGACCATATGTACATTCATTTAATGATTTATCAACATTTTGCATATATAATTTTTTATCTTCTTTAAATTTTGCCCATTCAATAATAAGTTTTTTCATTTCATCAATATTTTTTAAATTAAATTTATTAAAAGATTGGTCATAATCATCTTCATTATCATCGCCATCGCCATCGCCATCGCCATCGCCATCGCCATTAGTTAATTTAGACATTAAAGAATTATTAATTTTATTTTCAATTTCATTTAATTTATCGAATAATAATTTTAAATTATTTTTAGTTACAATTTCATTATTATAAAGTTCATTTTTAATTTTTTTAAAATTTTCTAATTCTTTTTTGTATTCTTCTAAATTTTCTTGATCTAATTTTAATTCATTTTCATTGTTTAATAATTTTTTTATTGTTTCATTATTCAATAATTCTTGAATATTAATTTTATTATGACTTAAATCATCAATTATATTATTATTTAAATCATCATTATTTTCATTTAAATTATTTTCATTTAAATTATTATTATTTTGATTTTTTAAATCATCTAAAGAATTAACATTATCAAAACTAATTTCATTTTTTATTTTTACCATAGATTTTTCAAGAAAACCAATAAAATTATTATATATATTTTCACTTTTACCAATATTAGAATAAAATTCATTAATAATATCATTATAACATTCAAAAACAATTTGATTAACAGCATTTAAATAAATTGCTTCATAATCAGATATTTTTAATGCTAATGTATTTATAAAATTTTCCATTTTATTTTGAAATTTTCCAAAAAAGTCTATAATTTTCTCTTTTTTATAAATACCAAAAGGAATTTTTAAAAATCCGTCTAACCATTGTTGTGCTTTGATACTATTTTCTTTAGAACCATTAATTTCTTTTAATTTTTCAACAGCTTTTGATTTTATATATTCAGAAGTATTTAATGCTAAAATTTTAGATTCATAAGGAATATCATTAATACTTATATTTTCTAATTTCTTTTTTTGATTTTCAAAAGCATTATTTGTTATTTTAAATATTTTTTGAATTTTCCAATGAAGACTGTTAAATAAAATATCAGCTAATTTTTCATTTTCATATAAAAATGTTTGATCACTTAATAAATCATAAATAATATGAGCTGTAAATTGAGATTCTTGATCATAAATTAAAAATAAAATTAACATTTTTCTTTGTTTTTCGGGGTTCATTTTTATAAATTCTTTAACAATTAATGATAAAGATTTATTTTTAAATTTTAGAAATTCTTCATATTCTTTTTGAAGAGTTTTGGCAATTTCAACATGAGAATAAATTAAAAATTCTTTAAGACTTAATTGTTCAATATATTTATTTTTAAATTCTTCAGGAACATCAATATATTCAATTTCTTTGTTAATTAAAATATTTTTATTTTCAATAATTCTATATTTTTTTAGAATACCTAATGAATCTTTTTTAAATAAACCATTAATTAAAAATATTTTTTCATCATTAACATAAATAATAATACAAGCACCATCAATTTTATCTAACAATTTTTTCTTTCTATAATATAAATCTTTTTGTTCAATAACATTTATTTTTTGTAAATCTTCTATTTTATTTTCTTCAATTATTTTATTTGGTTCATTTGAAATAAATAAATTAGTAGGAATAAAATAACTATTATAAATATCTAATAATTCATTAAATTCATTTGATTTAGTGTTAAAAAAATCATTATTTATATTAAAAATTTTTAATAAATTATAAATAGTATCGCATCCAATATGAAATGATATTTTTTCGAATAAGTCGTCTATTTCAAGAATAAATCCTTCTAAAAATTTTTTATTATTTTTTTTATCAAGACTTTTTTCTAAAATAGAAATCTTATTATTTAAATCATTTAACGCATACATTTTTTCTATATAAAATTCTTGTTCTATATATTTATTTTTAAATAAAACTTCTAAATGATTAGATAAATTGGTTAAGTTTTTAAAAAAATTATTTAATATATTTAGATATTTATTTTTTTTATTAGGATTATTTTTTACTTTTAAACTCATTATATATAATAATTATTTTTTTTAAAAATAATTAATTTTTAATAAACTTAAAAAAAATATCATATATATATTTTAAATGACTAAGAAAAATAATAAAGAAACATTAAATAAGTCTTCAAAAAAAAAATATGAAACAAAACAAGAAACAAAAGAAACAAAAGAAACAAAACAACAAGAAAATAAAAATATAACAACAGTTATATCGAAAAAAATAATAAATAATGAAACAAATGAGACAGAAAATAATGAAAGCAAAAAAGATAAAAATAAATATAATTTAGATAAAGATAGAGAACCATGGGATGAAGATAAATTTTTTGAAGATTTAATGAATGAACAAAATGAAAATAATAATGAAGATTATGATGATAATGAAAACGATGAAAACGATGAAAATGAAGATGATGAAAACGATGAAAATGAATATGATGAAGATGATGAATATGATGATGACGATGATTATATATTTGATGAAGATGAAGAAAGTTTATCAGAAGAAGAGAATAAAGATAAATATAGAAAAATAAGAAATAATAAAAATAATAATAATAATGATAATAGAAATAATGATAATAGAAATAATGATAATAGAAATAATGATAATAGAAATAATAAAAGAAAATATGAATATAAAAAAAATAGAAGAAAAAATAAAAGAAAAAGAAAAAATGATAATGATAATGAGGATGAGGAATTTAATAGAATTGTAAGTATAATTGTTGGTGGTCCATTTAATAAAATATCTGATAAAATGCCTAGAGAACCTTCATCTCCACCACCAGATGATAAAAAAAAAGAAGAAAAAAAAGAAGATTTTTATGATTATTTTAAGGAAGCAAAAGAATTAGTTAAAATTGATAAAAAAATAGAAAATTTAAAAGATTTGATTGAATTAGGTGAAAGTTATGATCCTAATGATGAAAAACGTTATGTAATTAATATGAAAGCTTTACATAAATGTGTAGAACCATTAAAGGAATTAAATAACTTTATAGGTATGAAAAACATGAAAGAAATGATTATGGATTTATTATTTTTACGATTACAATATATTGAAGATGATTTAAAAAAAGAAATGTGGCATTTAGTAATTGAAGGAAGTCCAGGGTGTGGAAAAACAGAAGTAAGTAAAGTTATTGGTAAATTATATTATGGTTTAGGGATAGTTGATAAAGATCAATTTAGACAAGTAAAAAGGTCTGAATTAATTGGAAAATGGTGCGGACATACAGCAACACAAACACAAGCTATTTTTGATGAAATAGAAGGAGGTGTTTTATTTATTGATGAAGCATATAGTTTAGGAAATCCAGAAAAAAGAGATACATTTTCAAAAGAATGTATAGACACAATTAATCAAAATTTAACAGAAAAAAAAAGAACAGTTGTAATTATAGCAGGATATAAAGATCAACTAGATGAATCCTTTTTTTCATACAATCCAGGTTTAGCCAGTAGATTTAAAATGAGATTATCAATTGATAAATATGATTATAAAGAAGTAAGATTAATTTATATAAAAAAATTAAAAGAAGATAATTGGACTATTTTAAATGATGATGAAGACAATCAAATTCCATTAAATTTTTTTGAAAAAAATAGAGATATTTTTCAATTTAATGGTAGAGATATGGAAAATTTATGGTCTTTAACAAAAATGGTACATGCAAGAAGAATGTTTGGTAAAGATCATACATTATTAAAAAAAATAACAAAAGAAGATTTACAAAATGCTTTTGATAAATATAAAGAAAATGAGGAAGTTAATACCAGAAATAATAATGAAATTAGAAAATATTTAGAAAATACAATGTATTGTTAAACAATGTATTTTATTACAATGTATTGTTAAACAATGTTTGTTAAACAATGTATTGTTAAACAATGTATTTTATTGCATAAAATGTATTTTATTACATAAAATGTATTTTATTACATAAAATGTATTTTATTACATAAAATGTAATAAAATGTATTTTATTACTATTCGCCATTAAATTGCCGAAATATCAATTTCATCATCATTCGCAATTTCATTTGTAAATTCAATATTATTATCATCTTCATTATTACTAACTTGAACATTTATATGATTTTCCTTAACTAATTTTTGAATTTCACTTGTATTATATTGATATAAAATATCGCATTTATCTTCAAAATCCCTTTTACTAACTTTAACGATTGAATCTAAAATAATTCGTCCTTGACGTCTTGATGCTGTTCTTGATAAATGAGCAAGCATTTCTTCATTTTTTAATCCTGTATCTGAAATAAATTGTATATTAAATCTACAACCTCCATATACTTTAATTACTTTAGCAATATGAGAGTTTTCTTCTTTATTTGGATAAGGAATATCTTTTGCTTGAGTATTTTGAGTGTCTTTATTAGACTTTTTTTTTGCTTTATTTCCACCTTTTAAATTTCTTGGCATATTTTAATTAATTATAATTTGTTTTATAAATGTAAATAATTTAATAAATAAATATTAATTATTAATAGTAATATATGTTTAAATACTTTTTTATTTTTTTTTAATAAAAACAATAAAAGTACAATAAACAATTATAAAAACAAATAGAAAAAAAAGTAAATGTATATAATTTTTCTTAAAATTTAAATAAAAAATATTATTTTTGTTTAACTTATTTTTATTTTGATTATTAGTAAAATTTTCAACATATTGAGGCTTACATAATATTTTTATTTTTTCATCATCACATTTTACTATATTTAAGTTATTTTTATTATTAGAAAAAACATATTCTTGTCCCAATTCTTTTTTACAGATATTATTATAATTATTTATTAATTTATCATAATTATTATGTATTTCATTTGTAAAACAACTTGTATATTTATTTTCATCATAATGAAATGTTTTATGTGGTTTTAATTCATCATTATATTCGTAATCTTCTTCTTCTTCATTATTTGTATTTAAATTATTTAAATTATTTAAATTATTTAAATTATTTAAATTATTTAAATTACAATTTTTATTGAATGTATAAGAGTCATAATTATTATTCTTATTTTTATTCAATTCAATTTCATCATAAAAATTACACTGATAAGGTTCTTGAAAATACGTAATTGAATTACATCCAGGAGTATTTAAACAAGAACTCATACAATTATCTAAATTTTCAACAATGTTTTTTTTTATTAAACCATTTGATAATAAATTAAAATGGTTAAGCTCTTTAAAATAAAAATTATTATTACTCATATCATTAAATCCAGCTTCTTTTTGTTTTTTATTTTTATAAAATTTTTTTATATTATAATTATTTATTAATTGTTGATCTATTTTATTTGATGGTTTATGATCTTTATACAAATAACATAAATTTTTATTTCCATAAAAATTAAATCCAGCTTTTTTATTTTGCATAGAATATTTTTTACAGTATTCTAAATCTTTATTATAAATAGAATTAGAATGTTTAGATAAGGAAAATTTATTTTTATTAAAAATATAATTATTTATATTTGAATTTAATTTACTTTCATTTTTATTAAGTAAATTATTATCAAAATTATTAATTATTGTATTATTAAAATTATTTAATGAATTATTCATATAAATAAATAACATTTATTTATAAATTAAATTATCTAATTTAATTATAATGCTAACAACTTATCAATTTAGTGAATTATTAATTGGAACAATGATTTTTTTACTAATATATATTGGATATAAGTATTATATAAATGAAGATACAAAATATTATTATAATGATTTAGCAATAACTACTTTTTTCTTTGGGTTAATTCTATATTTTAGATATTTATTAATTAATTATTATATATTACAATCTCAAAATTTTTCATCTAATATAATAATAGATGACTAATGTAATTATTTATATAATATTTTTAATATTATTTATAATTTTTCAATATAGTACTTTTACACGATTAACATTATTTCAATTTTCTGAAATGATTTTTGGATCATTTTTTATAATTATATTTTTTGGTTTATTTGGTGCTTTGCTTACATTAAATAAAAATTTAACAAATTATTCAATATATGCAGCAATATTTTATATGTTATGGTATTATGTAACTAAGAAAATTGTAAATGGAATGAATAGTGATATAAATGGAGTTATTTATTTTAGTTAAATAATCTATTTAAAATATTTTCTGTTTAAATAATAATGAATTATTTAAATTTATCAGTTATTCAAAAATATGATATATTTTTTACAACTATGTTAGTATGTTTATTTATGCTTACTTTAAAACCATTAATTTTAACGGGAGAAATTATTAGTAGAGATATTATTGCTTTTACCATTTTATTTTTTTGCTTCTTTGGAATGACTATGATATTTACAAATTCTGTTAGTTATAGTAAAATATATAAAAAATTACAAGGTGAAAACTTAAAATAAAAATATTAAAAATAAAAATATTAAAAATAAAAATATTAAAAATAAAAATATTAAAAATAAAATAAAAATGAATTTATAATTAATTATATATTTAAATATATAATTAATGAAAATTATTAACATAGAAAGTTTTAATCAATTTATTACTATATTTAATGATAGTTCTATTGATTATATAATAATTAATATATCTGCTTTATGGTGTAAGCCATGTAATGAAATTAAAGAAGAATTAAGTGAATTTATAAATAATTTAACTTTAGAAAATTCAGTATTTTTAAAAATTAATTATGATTTAATGGAAGAGGAACAAGATTTTTCCGAATATTTACAACCTAATAAAATACCATATTTTTATATTTTTAAAGATAAGTCTATTCAAACCCATTTTCAATCATCAAATATGGAAACTATAAAAAATAATATAACAACTGAAATATTTGAAAATAATAATAAAACATTTGATTTAAGCAATGACTTTTGAATACAAAAATAATTTTTTAATTAAAACATATAATTTTATTTAATTAGATAAAAAAATAAAATATATAAAATAAAAGTAAGCATGAGTAATAACAGTGAAACGAAAAGAAGGGGAAATAAAAAAAATAAAAAATTTTTAATAGAAGAACAAGATTTTATTGAAGATGAATGTTTTAGTATTGAATATTTCAAAAATAATAAATGTTTTCAATATTATTCAAATAAAGAAAAAAAAAATATTCATGATAAATTTTCAAAACCCAGAAATCTTTCTCAAAAAAAACTTTTAAATTATTTAAAAAACCCTTCTTATCGTATCATCATTGCTTCAGGACCCGCCGGAACAGGCAAAACTCTTTTTTCAGTAGAAGAAGGATTAAAAAAATTCATAGAAGGACAAATTGATAAAATTATTTTTACAAGACCTTCTATAAGTGTTGATGAAAATATAGGTTTTCTTCCAGGAACATTAGAAGAAAAAATGGCACCATGGATACGACCATTATTTGATATAATACATAATTTTATTAATCCAAAAGATTTAGAAAAATTAATTGAAGAAAAAATATTTGAAATTTGTCCATTAGGATTTATGAGAGGAAGAACATTTAAAAACTGTTGGATAGTCGCTGATGAAATGCAAAATAGTACAATATCACAAATGAAAATGTTATGTACAAGAATTGGAGAAAATAGTAAATTAGTAATTACAGGAGATTTAGAGCAAAATGACATTAAAGGTAAAAATGGATTAGATGATTTACTTGATAAAATAAGAGGACGTCGTTCAACTTCAATAAATTCTGTAGAATTTAATGATCAAGATGTTGAAAGAGAAGAAGTTGTTAAAGAAGTATTAGATATTTACAAAACAAATAATATTCCATATTCAAATTCGAATTCAAATTCAGATGAAAGTTCAAATAGTGAAAATAGTAGTATGACAGATGAACTTATTCATGAAGAAATAGAAAAAGTACAAGAAATATTATAATAAAATAAAATAAAAAAAAATATTTTATTATTATATAAAAATATGCATAAAAAATTAAAAGAAATAAGTAAAATGAATAAAAAAGAAATAGATAAATTAAAAAATAACTTAAAAAATGAAATTAAAAAAGAACTTACAAAAAATTTTAATAAAAAATATAAACCATCTAATAATACATTAAATTTAATTCAATCATATTATACTAAACCATTAAATTTAAAAAAAAAAATAAATTTAAAATATGTAATTCATGATAAAAAAATAATTAAATCTAATGATAATAATTTATTAAAACAATTAAAATCAATAAAAAAAATAAATTCAAAAACAATTAAGCTTATTAATTCTGAATTAGGTAATATTTTATTAGTTTCTAAGTATTGTCCAACTAAAAAAGTATCTGATCAATATAGTAAAAAAATAGATGAATTAATTAAATATTCTGTTGATTATACTATTAATACAATTATGGTTTTTGAAAAAATAAAACAAAATTTAAATAAAAAAAATTAAATATAAAAAATTATAAACATTTATTTATCATATAATTAATTAATTTTTGTAATTTTTCATTTTCAATATATTCATTTGATTTATTTGATAAATTATTATTAAAATCATATTCATCTAAAAAATAATGTTTTAAAACACTTTTGTATTTAGGTAAATCATTTAATAATTCATATAAATTATTTATTTTTATGGATTTATACATATTTGTTAAAATATTTTTCATAAATTTTTTTTTATAAAAAACATTTACAAAATAAGATACAATTAATATATTTAAAAAAACAATATATTCTTTATTTTCATAATCAATTATCCATTCTAATTCATCAATATATTCACAATCCCAGTCAATTAATTTTAAATCTATTTTTCCACAATCATTTATATGGACAACAATATTTTCCGGTTTTATATCATAATAAACATAATTAATACTATTTAATTTTTTAAATAATTCTTTTAATTGATTACCAACATTATCCATTAAATCACCATAATCTTTATAATAATTATATTGATTTTGTATATTTAAATATTCATGCTTCTTAAAAAATACATCCATTGACATTGTGCATGCTTCCATTATCATATATCTATGAATAAATCCATTTATATTTATATTTCCAAAATAATAAACTTTAGGACTTAAATTATTTTTAAATGCTTTTATTAAAATTTTCTCACTTAATTTTTGATATTCTATATTTATATATTTATCTTTTTCATTAAAATCTTTTAAATCTTCTAATTCTTTCAGTTCTTCTATTTTAATATTTTCGAATTTACTACTAATATTTAATATTTTTCTAGTTATTCTCAATATAAAACGTTTATTTTTGTATATTTTATTAAAACTACCTTTTCCATAAAAATCACTTTCATCAAAATTAAATTTTTTAAAAACATCAATTATTTTATCAACAAAATTAAAATGAATAGGATTATGTTTAGGTTTTATATTTTTATAATTTGTCATTTTATTTATATCAATTATTCGTAAATCATTTGTACTAAGCCATTTTGAATTCATAATTTTATTTTTAATTTAAATTTAAGTTTTAAATTAATTTGAAAAATATTATTATAAATTCATTTTAAATTTGAATTATTTTTATATTTAACTGATCACAAAAATATTTTACTAATTCATCATTTTTATAATCATTTATATATTTAATTTCTTTAATCCCACAAGCCAATAACAAACGAGTACAAATAATACACGGATAATGTGTTATATATGCAGTACATCCATCACTTGATACTCCACGTTTAGCACAATCACATAATGCATTTTGTTCAGCATGGACTGTTGCTTGCTCATGATCATCTCTAACAACACTTTTATGAATACATCCTGGTAAATATCCATTATAACCTTGACTAATAATTCTATTATTATTAACTAATAAACAACCAACTTGAAGACGCTCACATGAAGAACGTTTTGATGTCACATTTACAATTTCACGAAAATAGGAATCCCATGATGGTCTATTAGTTTTATTTGAAAAATTCATAATATTTATAAAATAAATTTAATATATATTAAACAAAATTTTTTAATAAAAAAAATAATCTACTTAAAATTAAATTAACAATAATATATAATAAATATGGATTATTATGCTGTTATTGACACTATATTAGAAAAAAATATAAATAAATATATATATATTGATGTTTTATATGAAAAAATTTTAAAAAAAAATAAAAATGATATGTATAATAATTATGATGATAAATATATTTTTTTATTACATGTTTATACATATATAAATAGTAATTATGATGTAAAATTTATTAAAGGAAATAATAATATTGTTTATATTGGATTATTTGAGTTTGATTATGTGCAAGAAGATGAAACAATTTTAGCTGAATTAGATGAAACAAATTCTTGTTCTAATGAAAATGAGATAGGTGAAGACAATTCAGATTATGAACCAGAATATGAAGAAAATATTTCTTTAGAAAGTGATCCTGAAAACGAAGAAACAGAAGATGAAACAGAAGATGAAAATGAAGACGAAGAATATATTCCATCAGAAGACGAAGAAACAGAAGATGAAGATGAAGACGAAGAATATATTCCATCAGATGATGATGATGAAGAAGATGATGAAGAAGATGATGAAATATTAGAAGAAGAAACAGAAGAAACAGAAGAAACAGAAGATAGATTATTAAGTAATATAAATATTAATAAATTAATACAATACATAATTAAAACAAAAAATAATGAATTAATTGATATTTTAATGTCTTATAAAGATGAAAATACTAATATTATGCATATTTTATTTAAAAATGATATGTATGATGAATTAGAAGAAATATTAGAAGTAGATAATTTTTATTTGTTAATGGAAAAAGATAATAATAATAAATGTGCTTTAGATTATTCTAATGAAATAAGTTTAAAAAAAGTATTAAATAAAAATATATTATTCACGATGAATTTGAATAATGAATTAAAAACATTAAAAAAACAACAAAAAACAAATCAAAATGATATACAATTATTTTATATATTAATTAATTTTGGTGCGTTTATGATTAGTATTTATTATTTATTATTTGACGATAAATATAAATATGCTAAATATATGTTGTAAAAAATTAGAAAATAAGTTTAATGATGTACAAAAAATTATATAATAAATGTACTATTATTTTACGAAAAAAATATAATTTTTATAAATATATATATGTTACCATTTTCATCTCCTCCAAGAAATTCAACAGTATCATCAACTCCAATAAAATCATCATCATTTTCATCACCACAAAAAATAAATTCAGGTATAAATAAATACGTAAATAATAAAAAACCAAAAGGAAGTAAAAAAGAATCAAAAATAAGATTAGCTTTTGATTATTTTTTATTTAATAATAAAAAATTTAAAAAAGCGATTAATTCAGAAAATATACAATTTGATAAAAGAACAAATAGTGTAAATCCAAATAATTTAATTTTTTGGGATAATGATTATGTTTATAAAATCGCTCCATGGTCTTCTACATCAAATAATATAAGTATTGAAACAATGGGAATACAAAATGAAGTAAAAGCATATACTATATTAAATAATTTAAATAATTCAGAAAAAATTCATACTCCAAAAATGATAGAATTTAATACTATAAATATAAGTGGAAAAATATATGCATTATTAATTATTACAAAAAATGAACAAGTAAGTAAAAAAACTGCAGCATATAATAATAATACTAGAGGTCAAAATTCATGGAGATTTAAAGGAGAAAATCAAAATAAATCTTATATTGAGTTAGCAAGAGAATTTTTAGCTAAATATGGTATTACTCATAATGATTTATATAATAATGTTTTTGTTATTGATTATAAAGGAGAAAAAACATTTTTTATCATTGATTTTGAAAAAGCAACATTTGATTTAGAAAAATTAAATATTCGTGTTAAAAATAATTTAAATAAATTAAATAATATAAAAAATATAGATTTCGGAAATATATCAACAATTAAAAAAGAAAAAAAAGGTATTTTTTATCTTTTAAGTCCTTTTAGTAATACATCACTTTTTGGTAATTCACCTTCATCTTCACCAAAAAAACAACCAAAAAAAATAAAAAAGTAATAGAAATTCAAGTAAAAAACTTTTCTTTTAATTTATGTTTAAAAATATCATCATACTTCCAAAATAAATAAAATAAGATAAATTAGAACTTAAAAAAACATTAAAATCTATATTATTTATATATGAATAAAAAGCAACATTTACTCAAGATAAATAATGATAAAAAAATAATTTTAATATAAACATCATAATTATGAATATAAGTAATTCCTTATATTCATAAATTTAAATAAAAATATTAAAAAATAAAAAACATAATTTATTTTTATTAAGTATTTTGCTTTTGCCTTGGTAATAAATATTTCTTAAATTTACTCATTTGATTGTATGTATTTGAAACTGTAACCTCACTTGTATGACAATGGTCTGCAATCTCCTTTTTCGTAAATCCCAAATTATAATTTTGACTTATAAAATATATACATCCAACAGCAATTGATTTAGGATTATTTTCTTGACATATTCCCAATTTATCAACTAACATTGATATTCTATTTCCAATCAAAATAAATTTATCATCTAAATCCATTAATGAACAAAAACGCTCAATTAAATCTTTAGGTTCAATTGGACGCATTTTTTTAACATATTCTTTGTCTTTAGCAAACATTAATTCTGTAAATTCATTACATCCTTTTGATAATTTTTTAGATTTAATATCAAATAATTTAGCAACTTCTTCATTTGAGCGAATTAATCCATTATCTTTCAACGCATTAAAAAAACATGCAGCAATTAAACTTTCTCTACTTGTTCCTCTTTTAATATAATCCTTAGATATAATTTTATACATTTTCATAGTAGCATCAATAATTGATTGAGGAACATTTCCAATATTTGCCTTTGTAGCTATTTTATTTAATATAGAAATCATGCTTTTTTCTTTATATGTTAATCCATTCCATATATTTAATTTACGATATACTTCATACCCACTACCTGTTATTGAAGTACTTAAAGAAGATTCACATAATATTTGATTAGATGGCATTCCACACCTATTTGGATCACTACTTCTTTTATTATCATCACTTCCATAAAAACGCCATTCTGAAGTATAATCAATAATTCTTTTGTTTTCACTTCCACAACTTGTACATACTATCATTTCTCCATCATTTATTAAATAATCTGTTTCATTACAATATTCACATTTATCTTTATTTTTTTTATTATTGTTTTCTTTTTTTTCATCTACACAATTATCTTCACAATCATCTTCGCATTCATTATGATTAGAAAGTTTATTATTGTCTTCTTCAGATTTTTCACAATCTTCTAATTCATTAATATTAAGTATATCTTGCTTTAAAGTTGAATTAATTGTTTCGTATAAACTCCAAACATTATTTATCATTTAGCATATATATGTTTTTAAGTATAATTACTTTAAGCTATTTTATTTTAAAAAAATAAAGTTCAATTTTATTTTTTTTATTAAAAAAATATATTTATATAATAATGAAGATAAATAAATTATTAAAGGGTGGAAATTCTATGGATCCATTTTTACAAATTAAATCTTTTATGAGTATGATAATATTAGGATATTTTGGAGTAAAAATAGTATATGGATTATTTTTTAAATTTTATCCTGAAAAATATTATTATAGAAATATTGATATAAATACAAGTGCTGTTCAATCAGAAACAGATGAAAATAATGTAAAACAAGTGACATTAAATGCTTATATGCCAGGAATATGGAATACAGAAATAACAGATTTTTCAATAACAGTTATTTTATCATTTATTGTATTTGTTTATACAAACTTAGGAATGAGAACAATGATTGATGAAAATGGAAATTTAAATAGTGGTTTATTATTTGGATATATATTAGGTTTAGGATTTCCACCTTTTTACAGAACATTACAAAAATTAATAAAACCAAATAGTGATAATAATATGGGTAGATGGGTATTAAATTGTTTAGCTTATGGATTATTTATAACAATTATTGCTATTATAATTATTATTAACTATATGTCAGCAGGAAATATGAAAAATGTAATTTCATATGGTACATTTAATGCCGCTATTGCTTTATTGATATTTGGTTTAATATTGGCAAGAAAAACTCAGACAACAGTTGGTCCTGTTACATATTATTTTAGTAATGAAGAAAATTGTAAAACAAAATCTCAAAAATATGTTATGTCAAGTGGAGATTTAGTTAAATTATCACCTACTTTTGCTTCATTTGTTATATTATTATTATTTAGTTATGATCCTGCTGACCATGGATGGAAATATGTTTATATTATGATATTTGGAATATTTTTAGGAGTTTTTGTAAGTGGATTATCTTATTTTGGAATTGAATACTTTTTATTAAAACAACCTATAAAACAATGTAATACAGCATCAGAATGTAGTACAATTCAAGATCCAGAAGCATATGATGAAGAAATGGCAGATGATTTAAATCAAGCAAATGATAATAAAAAAAGTGTTAATATAATTAAATTAATAATGGTTATAGCATTAATTATTATATTATCTTTTTTATTATTTAAAAATTATAATAGTTAAATAAAAATTAAAATTAAGAAATAGTATAATTTAAAAAAAATTAAAATATTAATAACTATGGAAATATTACCTCATTTATGGGTTTCTTATAATATAAAAAATGCTAATTTTTTAAAATCTAAAAATATTAAATGTGTAATATTTTTATCAAAATATTTAAATTATTATAAACATGTTGAAATAGAGCAAATTCGAATACCTTTAGAAATAACTGATAATAATAAAAATGATAATATTATTGTATATCAACATTTATATGATACAACTAATTTTATATTTGAAAAAATATTTAATAATAAAAATATACTTATAATAGGTAATGAAAAAGATGATAGTTATTTATATTTATTTATTTTAAGTTATTTTATTCGTTATGGAAAACTTGATATTAAAAATAGTTTATTATTTTTAGAAACAAAAATTCAAATGAAATATTTTAATTTTAATGAAGCATTATTTAAATTTTATAATGAAATTAATAAAATAAAATAATAAAAATAATAAAAATAATAAAAATAATAAAAATAATAAAAATATATATTTATATTAATTATAGATGGGAGCTCAAAATAGTAAAGAACCTAATGCAAACCAGCAAATACAAGAAAATAAACCAGCTAATAATACATTAAATGAAAGTATGAAATATGAATTTAAATCAATTGATAATTATCATACTATTTTTAATGAAATAACAAGACTATCTAATGAAATATTTGATACTTATAATGACAATTTTTTAAGCGAAGAATTTTGTAATAAAGTTTGTTTTATTTATGAAAATCAATTACAAAAATTAGATATTAAAGTTTTAAAAAGTATTCACAAAAATATGGAAGAAAATAAAAGCGAAGAATTACAATTAATGCTTCAATATATTCCAAAAGATAATAATGCTAAATATTTTATTGAATTTTTTAATCAAGAATTAGAAGAATATTTTATGAAAAAAAATATTATTTATCAAAAAAGTCTTTTTGAAAAAGAAAATATAAAAATTAAAAATATAGGAAACAATAAATCACCAAGATTATCTTATATTAATTTTGAACATGTTAATAAATTATTGAAAAAAATAGAAAATAATAATCAATCTGGTGGTAATCCTAATAATAATAATTACGGAAAACATTTAGAAGAAATAACTGAAACAGTCGGAAATGCTATAAATGGAAATAATGGAAATAGAAATAATGAAAATAATGGTAATGGTAATGGAAATAATGGTAATGGTAATGGAAATAATGGTAATGGAATTCAAGAAAGAGTAAATCAAAATAATCAATTAGAAAATAATAGTCAGAGAGAACAAAGAAATAATAGACAAAGAGAACAAAGAGAACAAAGAGAACAACAAGAACAAGAAAGAAATAATAAACAGATAGAACAACAAGGAAATAATAGATATAGAGGACAGCAAGGACAACAAGGACAACAAAGACCACAACAAGGATTTCAAGGTCAAATAAATCAACGAGGGCCACAAAAACAAGGTTTTCAAGGTCAAATAAATCAACGAGGGCCACAAAAACAAGGATTTCAAGGTCAAATAAATCAACAACAAGGACAACAACAAGGACAACAACAAGGACAACAAAAAGGACAACAAGGACAACAACCTCAAAAAATAAATCAAGGACAAAAAATAAATCAACAACAAAATAGAGAAAATAATAAACAACCAAAAAAGAAATTCAAGTATTATGTTCCTCAACCATTTTTTTCTACTGGACCAGAAAATTTATGTGAAAAAAGAGAAGATGATAAATGTTCATTAACAAAAAGAAATATATGTAAATCTATAGCACAAAATATAATAGTAAGAAATAATATTGTTGCAGCAATATTGACAACAATACCAAGAGTTATTTATAAAGGAGATAAAGTTGAATATGAAGGAGGTATTGCTTTTCAAAAATTCTTAAATCTTGAAAGATGTGAAGTATGTCTTCCATTAGATTATGAAGAATTAAAAACAAATACTAATTTATCAGAAGTATTTGAAAAATTATTATCAAAATCAGATTATTTAGATTTAAAGAGTTGTGCTCAAAATGAAGGATATTTTTTTAGACTTAATAATGAACAACGTGAAAAATTAGTAAAAGTTATTTCAGATATTGATAAAAACCCTGAATTATTAAAAGCTAATCCAAGATGGACATCAAATAAATTATATTTTGACACAATGAATAAATTAAAAAATAAATATTTTGAAACTCTCAACTTTTTAATAGCAATTTTAGAAAAAATAAGAGATGAACCATTTGTTTCTAATAAAACTTTAAATAGTGTTGGTCTTCAAACAAAAAATTTAATTGATGAATTATATAATTATGTTAATTATTATTATGTTTATGCTACATTATTTTTAATTAAAAGTGAATACAAATTAGAAACTAATTTAGGATTAAATCAATTAGAAAAAATAAAAGAAACTATTGAATAAATTATTTATTATTGTACATTTTTAACTTCATTTCTAGGCATTGGTTGTGCTGATACTGGTTGTGTTTGTCCAGGTGCATTTAATTGACTTTTATCAACTGCCCTATTTAGATCTCTAGGCATATTAACAATACCATCGAATGCATCAAACATACTTATTGCTAAATTAACACCAGACATGATTGTATTAATAGATGCTTGAGCTATATTTGTACCTCCAATTAATTTTTTATTTTTTTTATTTTTTTTATTTTTTTTATTTTTAATATCTTTTATATTACTTTTATTCATTATTATTAATAAATAAAAAAATAATTATTAATTAAATATTAAAAGTTAAGTTAAATTCCTGTTGAACCAAAACCACCCATTCCTCTTTCTGTTTCACTTAATTCTTCTGCTTCCTCTATACTTACATAATTTTTATGAATCGAATATGTAGGGATCATTTGTGCAATTTTCATATGCTTTTCAACTACAAAATTTTCATTACCATTGTTAATTAATACTATTTTGATTTCTCCTCTATAATCAAAATCAATTACACCTGCACCGACATCAATACAATGTTTTACAGTTAATCCAGATCTTGGTGCAATTCTCATGTAATAATTAACATCTGACCAACTCATTGATAGTCCTGTTGGTATTAATTTTCTTTTTCCTGGCTCAATATAAATTAATTCATCATTACTAGAATATAAGTCCATTCCTGCAGCAAAATCACTACTATATTCTGGTTTTTTAGCATTTTCATTAAGTTTTTTAAATAAAATTTTTAAATTAGTATTAAAATTAGACATGTTTTTAATCAAAATTAATAATAAAATTTTAAATCATTTTTATTTAATAAATCATTTTTATTTAATAAATTATTTTATTTAATAAATTATTTTATTTAGTAAATTATTTTATTTAATAAATTATTTTATTTAATAAATTATTTTATTTCATTTATTATATTTATTTTTTAAATAAATTAATATTAAAGAATAATTAATAGTAATATATACTAAAAGATGTCTGCTTGTTTGATTAAACATCCTGAAAATAATTTTATATGTAATATTTGTTCTGAAAAAATAGAAACAAATAAAATTATTGGATTAAAATGTAATATAAAAAAACATGTTTTTTGTTTTGATTGTATTAATGATTGGTATATAACAACAAAAAAAAATTATAATAATAATTACAATTGTAATTATAATTTAATTAGAATGTGTCCAATTTGTAGAAAAAATGGTGGATTTTTACCAAATTTAAATAATAATTATGAAAAACAAATTCATTATTCAAAAGATTTAAATAATCTTGTACAAACATGTAGTTATAAATTAAAAAATAAAAATGAATATTGTATGAATTTAGGACAACCATGTTATAATAATTTGTGTAAAAAACATCATAATATAGAAATAAAAAAAATAAAAAAGATTGAAAATGAAGAAAATCATGATATAGAATTTTTAGAAATAAAATAATAAACAATAAAGAATAAATTAAAATAAAAAAATAAATAAAATATTTAAATAGACATAAAAATTAGTATAATTAAAAAAATTAGTTTTTTCAACAACAAAATCAATATTTTCAAATCCTGGTAATAAAAATAAAAAATTAAATTCATTATTTAATACAGAATTATTTTTAATATGTTGAATTCTTTTTTTAAATAATTTATTTATAATAATACCTACTTGAAATAAAAATAAATAAATAAGTAATATAATTTTATTTGTTAAAATAACATTTTCTTTGAAATAAATTTCATTAAATAATAAAAAATCAAAAAAAAATATTATAGAATTATTTAGAAAAAATACATTATTTGTACTTTCAATATTATAATATTTTAGATTAGATATACATAATTCACCTATTATATTTTGAAAATATAGAAAAACTGAATAAATAAAAATATTATTTTTTTCAAAATAATAAAAAAATAAATGTATTATGTAAATTTTTAAAATTAGAAAATAATCAAATTTTATATAATTATTTTTTTTATTTAATTCATCTGAATTAGAATTTTTTAAATAATAATCATAATAATGTAATCTTAAAAAATTATTTATTTTATCTAATACATAATTATTCATATATTATATTTATTTAATATTTTTAAATAATTTATATTATGAAATTAAATTTTAATTAAAAATAATTTTAATTAAATTAAATTAAATTATTAAATTTAATAAAAAAATATTTATTAATAATATAATGAAATTTACTAATATGTGTCAAGATTTAATAAAAAATCCATTTGTTTGTGTTTTAATAGCATTATTTGCTTTATTAATTATATTAGGAATAATTAGATTATTTCAACCAAACTTTACAATGGGTGCTGAAATTGGAGCTCATTTTGGATCTATTGATGGAAAAATTAAATTAGAAGCATATGAAAATGAAAGACATCATGGTGAAGAACATCATCAAGAACATCATCAAGAACATCATGATAATAATCCTGCACTAAGTAGAATTCATGAAATGCAAGAAGAACATAGAAATCTTGAAAGTTTTAATATTATACCAGAAGAATTAAGATGGAATACATAAAAATCCTTTATTATCCACAAATTAAATATATTTAACAAATAAGTAATATTATATTTTTTAAATATAATTATAATATATGAATTTATATTATAATTTAGATGAATTAAATAATAATAAAGATATAAATAATTTTTTTTTGTTGTGTGCTTGTGAATTAGGAACAATTGAATTAATAGAATGGTTAATACATTTTGATTATAAAATAGATATAAAAATAGAAAATAACTTACCTTTTCAAATTGCTTGTGAAAATAATCATTTAGAATTAGCTAAATATTTATTTAATAAAAATCCAAATATGTCTTTTCAAGATAAAAATTTTTTATTTAATATTTTAAATTATGAATATTATGATTTAGTAAAATGGTTATATGACGTAATACCATATATATTTAATTTTTTAACAAATGAAGAATTATACTATATTTTTAATAAATTATTAGAAACAAATTTTGATATGGCTAAATGGTTTATAGAAAAATTTCCAAATATTCCATTATTTTTAAATAGAAATTATTTATTTATAAAATTATGTCAAAATAATGAAATTAAATATGCAAAATTATTGTCAAATGCTAAACCAAATATATATTTTTTACAAATATTAGATAATCAAATAGTTCATTATGAAATATTACAAGTTCTTGATATAAAAAAAAAAGAAAAAAAGAAATACAATATTGAATGTTATATTTGTTATGAAAACAAATCTAATGTTAAAACATCATGCAATCATTTTTATTGTTTAAATTGTTTAGAATTACATTATTCTATTAATGATGTAAAATGTCCATATTGTCGTCAAGAAAATTTTGAAGATGATTTATATTTAATTGAAACTTAATACTAAATCATAAAATAAAGTTTTAATAAAAAGCAAATATTTATATATAAAATTAAATTACCATTACTTATTAAGTTTATGTTTTATATACAATAATTATTTTAAAAAAATAATTATTACTAAATAACCAATAACCAATAACCAATAAATATAATGTTAAATAGATTAAAAAAAGAATTAAAAGATATTCAAAATGATCCACCAGTAAATATTTCTGCAGGATCAATTAATGATAATATTTATGAATGGGAAGCAGTTTTAATTGGTCCAGAAGATACTCCTTATCATGGTGGAATATTTTATTTAGATATATTTATTCCTATTGAATATCCAATTAAACCACCTAATATTATATTTAAGACAAAAATTTTTCATCCAAATATTAATTCTGCAGGACATATATGTTTAGATATATTAAAAAATAATTGGAGTCCATCTTTAACAATATCTAAAATATTATTATCAATATGTTCATTATTAAACGATCCAAATATTGATGATCCATTAGTACCAGATATAGCAAATATGTATAGTGAAAATCATGAATTATATATAAATACGGCTAAAACTTGGACTATGTTATATGCAACAACATAATTAGATATAATTTAATTAATTAATTAATTAAAACAATTTAAATTAAATTTATTTTTTCATATTTAAAGATTTTTATATATTAAGAATTAATGGAAAGTTATTTTCATATTGATTTAAATGATGAAAATTATATGCAACAAATTCAAAATATGGTTAATCAATTACAAAATTCAATAATGACATATCAAAATAATCACCCTGAAATTCTAACACAAACAGAAAATGGAAATCAACAAAATCAAAATAATTATTTAATTCAATTTGAATTTGATATAGACAGTCCTATTAATTTTCAACAGGAAGAATTATCAAATTATTTTAAAAATTCTAAACAAATTAATCAAGAATTAGGTAAAGCCTTATATATTACAAAGAATGATGAAATTATTGGTACTAAAGAGTGTTTAATTTGTTTAGAAAAGTTTGAATACAAGAAATATAAAAGAATATTAAAATGTTGTAATAATATTTATCATAAAACATGTATAGATAAGTGGTTAAAAAAAAATAGTTCATGTCCAACATGTCGTTATGATTTATTACCATGTCAATCAAGTAATAATTTTGTACAAGAAGAAAAAATAAATGAAAACGAAGAAAATAATATAAATGATGAAAATCAAGATGAAAATTAATTATTCCCGCTTTCATTTAAAAATGAATCTAATTTTACATAATCTTTTATTTTATATTTTATTGTAAAACCGTATGAAATTTGTTTTTTATCTTGAATTATAAACAAATCATCATTGCTAAAATTATTTTCTTTTATAAAATTAGGTAAATTATTAAATGGATAATTCACTTCAATTATAAATTTATCAACATTATTATTTTCATCATATGTATTTTCAACACCAATAACATTAAAACCGCACAAATAAAATAATGAGTCAATATTATTACTATTAGAACCAGATTTATTACCTTTTGATAAACCAAACTTTACATTATTTTTATTAAATATTGGTAAATTAGAATAATTATTTATATATATAAATTCTTCATCAATAGTATTAATATTTAAATAATATTTATCACCATTAATAATAATAATAAAATAATAATTATTTATTTCTTCATTTATTGTTTTAAAACTTGAAAACATATTTATTATATTAACATTTATTTTCTTATTATCAAGTTTATAACTTAATGATATTTTTATTCCATCTTTATTTTTTTTAAAAATATCTATTTTTATATTTTCTTCAAAAAATACCATTTCATTTTCATTTGGAACAACATAATAAAAATATATCAAATCTCTAATATACAATGGATTATTATTAATAATAAAACAATCATTTACATTATAATAATTTTTACATATTTTTGTATATTCAGGATGTCTTCTATTAATTTCAAATTTTGTTGTATATTCTTTATTTCCACATATTCCAATATAATTTAAATTACCTTTACTAAAATTATTAATATATAATTTATCAAAACCAAAATTATATAATTTACCATTTTTATTATTTAAACTTATACTAAATTTATCTAATTTACCTAATGTTGTTGGTTCATAAACCATGATTTCTCTTGGTGTAATTAAATTTGTAAAATTACTTGAAAATGAAACACCGACTAAGCTTGAACCTTGGTCAACACGTAAAACAGCAAAAGCATTTTTAAATAATGAATTACCTCCTCTATATGGACTTCTTAATTCTGGAATATTTAATAATAAATAACTATCTTTATATATTGTTAATGTTAATTCTTCACTATTTTCATTATTAAAATTATTCGCAGAAAATTCATATGAATGTACTGGTGTAATTACATTATCTAAATAAACACTATATACATTATCAAATGTTTCAGAAATATCATTTGTTGATTGATTACCAATTACTATATGTTTTTCTTGAATAATTAATATATCATTTTCAGAATAAGTCGAAAATATAAAATTATTATCATTAGGTGCAAATTTAACAACAAAACTACACGGATTAGGATATAGATTAAAATCTCTAAATCTTGAATCAACAACAATATAATCCGTTTTAATTATTTGTTCAAAATTAGGTTCTTTTGATAAAACTTTTTGAGAATTTAATTTATTTGAACTAAAATCTAAATTAGAATTATTAGGACTATTATAATTCATTTCAATCTTAGGTGATATAACTGTTTCGTTTTTTTTATCTTTATTAATTTCATTTGTATTTTGTTGTAAAAAACTTTGAAAATTATATATACTATCTTCATCTTGATAATTCATATTAGAATTATTATTCATAATATTTTGATTGTTTTTAGTTGAATTTGAATTAGCAAATGTTTCTATATTATTTAATCCATTTATTGGTGTTAATTTATTTACTTCATTTAAATTATTTAAATTATTTAAATCATTATTTAATTCAATGGTATTTAATTTTTGATTAATATTTTCATTTAAATTTTGCTGATTCATTTCAAAATTACTTAAATTTGATACTTGATTATTATATGATGTTAATAAATCATTATATAAATCCATCGTATTCGTTTTAATATCTTCTTTATTATCCAAACTAAAATTAATTTCTTCCGCTTTTGGATAAATTAATTCTCTTTCTTTTTTTAATTTTTCCGTATGATCATTAATTCCAGAATTATTATTAAATGATGGCTTCGGATAATCAATAATATTTTCATTATTCTTATAATTTCTAATTATTTCCTGGTCAAATAAATTATCTTGAATTTTATTTGATTCTATTTTTACTTTTTTAATATCATAATTAATATTTTCATTTATATTTAAATTAGAATTATTATTTGTTTGATTATTTATTGGATTATTTGATTGATTATTTATTATTGATTGAATAACTAAATTATATACTTTTTGGTTCATTAATGTTAAATATTTATTTTTATCCATATTTGAAGGTGGAGTATCAGATACATTTTTTTTTACATAATTCATACAATTAGTAAGTTGTTGATTTATATTTATATTTAATTTATATTTTGAATTCAAATCATCATTAATAATTTTTTTTAAAATATTTATATTATTTTGTGAATAAAATAAATTATATATCATTTATAAAATAAATAGATTATTTTTAAATAAAAAGAAAATTATTATTAATTTATTTAATAATTAATTTATCTTTGATTTTTTATTTTAATTTTAAATTTAATTTTTATTATTTATGTAAGCTTCCTAAATAATGAGGAACTTTTATTATATCAATTAATTGTAATAATCCAAAAGCAAATAAAAATAATTTTATATGATTATCTATTATCATATATTTTTCAGTAATTGGATTAAACAATACAACTAATAATATAGGCATTAATAAGAAAAATGTATTATGAAAAAATTCCATTAATTTTGTGACAGTTTCACTTGTTAATATATCTTTTGAAATTAAAAAATTTTGAAAAATTACTAAAAATATATAACATAATTTTGAAATTAATATAAGATATAATAAAATATCTAAATAAACATATGATGTATTAAAAATTTTATTCATTATATTTTACAAATAAAAATAATTTATCTAATAAATTGAATTATTTTTTTTAATATATTTTTTAATAAACTTTCATTAAAATTATAATTATTTTTTACATAATCAAATAAATTATTATTTGTATTTTTTTCATTTGTGTTATTGACATTTGTATTATTTAGATTTGTATTATTTAGATTTGTATTATTTAGATTTGTATTATTTAGATTTGTATTATTGACATTTGTATTATTCACATTTGTATTATTCAGATTTAATAAATCATTTAAGTTTATTTCCTTGTCAAATAATTGATTAAATTCATTTAAATTATCAAATTTATTTATTTTATTTTTTTTTATATATTTTAAATCGTATGGTAAACCATAATCTAAATTATAATCGACATTATATGAAAATGATTTCATAAATATCATAATAATAAAGAAAAATGTGAACCACATTAAAAATTTAAATATATCAAAACTAAAATCATTTCCTATTTTAATAATTCCATTATTAATATCAAACATCGAATCATAACAATTATATTCATTTTTATCATAATTATCTATTTTATCATTATTATTATTTTCATATTTTAAATCATTTTGATTATTTTCATTTATTTCAGAATTATTTAAAATTTTAGATTTCTTATTTATATTTAATTTTATATTTTCTTCATTTTTAATTTCTTCAAATACATCTTTACTTAAATAATATTTATCTAATATTTTTTGTACTTTTTCAATTGGATAAAAAAAATCTCCATTTGAATATATTATCCAGTTCTTTAAATTAACTAAAATAACTAAAGCTAAATTTACATAACTGGGATAATTTAATAAACTTAATAAAAAATGAAAATCATTTTTTGTCCATTGTTCAAAATCTTTTAATATATTTTTTTTTATTAATTCATCTAAATATTCATTTGTGATACTAGAATTATTCATTATTTATTTATTTATATATTTTTTTAATCTCAATTAAATTAATATTTTAATTTAATTATTTTTAATTATTTTTAATTTAATTAATATAAAATGAATATTAGTATATAATATATGAGTCATTTTAGTGATGTCAATAATGCTTTTAATAAACAATTTCCTGTTAATTATGATTATAGTTCAAATATTATAAAACCACCAGATAGAAATAAAACTCATGGTACTATAACAAAAAGATTAGTTATTGATAGTAGAGATAGAGATTATAATAAATATCCTGAATCAAATAAATATCGTGTTGAAATCACAGAAGAATATCGTGATGTGACATCTATAGAACTTGTTTATGGAAAATTACCTGAAAATAATTATAATATTAAAGCATCTAATAATCATTTTGTAATAAGTGAAGGTTCTACTTTATTTGATATAACTATACCAATAGGAATTTATGATAATGAAAAATTAATTAATGTTTTAAATGGAAGTAGTGGTAATCTATTTTATCAATTAAATAATAAATATAATTTTTCTATTAATAATAATAATTTAAAATTAAGAATACAATCTAATGGTGATTTTATTTATAATTTTAATTATGAATACAATAATAATTGTAATGCTTGTCCTATTAAAAATATTGATAAAATGTTAGGATTTAGAAATGAAAAATATTTTTCTGAAGTACAAGATTTATCATTTATTCATGTTGATAGTGTTACAAATTTAGGTATAAGTAGTGAAAATGATTATAAACTATATAAAATAAAAGCATCATCATCAACATCTAAATATTTAGATTTTAGAGAAATATTTTATAAAGGTGATTATTTTACATTAAAAGCAACACCATTAGAATTTCCTGCAAGAATATATAAAATTTTAAATGAAGATACAATTGAAATAGAAATTTTAAATAATAGTACATTACCAATAATTTTAACAGGTAATATTATAGGAAATATTAATATTTTATATAGTCCTTATATTTTTAATATTGAAAAAGATTATATTATATTAAAAATAAAAGAAGTAAAATTAATAAATTCATTAACAGAACCAGTAAATAATTCATATACAATATTACAATTAAATAAAAATCATAATGTTATTAATAAAGCAACACTTCCAGAACACGGAGTTGTTAAATATTTTAATCCTCCTTTAGGAAAATTATTTTGGTTAGATATTGAATTTTTAAATTATGATGGAAGTTTATATGATTTTAATGGACAAGAAAATATGCTTACATTTATTGTTAGTCAATTAAATCAACCAGGTAAATACAATAACTTTTTAGATAAATTATAATTTTGTTATTTTCAATATTTTGAATATTTTTTATTTTTATTTTTATTTTTATTTTTATTATTATTTTTATTTTTATTATTATTTTTATTATTATTTTTATTCCATTTAATGTCATAACCCTCTTCAATAATCATTTGTTTTATATAATCATCAGTTAAAATAGGTAATTCATATTCATTTATATATTGAATATATTCATCTTGTAAATTAAGTAATTTTAATAAGTTTTCTTTTTTTGTATAATCTATTTCACTTTCTAATAGATTTTGTATAAGTAATTGAGGATTATTTTTATTTTGGAATTGTCTCCATGAAGCTGGAATTTTTCTAGAAGATTTTTCTGCAAATTTAGGTATATCATTACAACAAATATATGGATACTTTCTAAATAACCAAAGTTCAGATGTTAAAAAAGAGTTTTGATCATATTTACTAATTTTATTAATTAATTCTCTATTTTCAATAGATCCAAGAATTATAGAATATTTTTTAGAATATTCTTTTAATTTTTCACGTAATAAATATTGTTGATAGTCATCAAAACATAAAGTATCTAAAGTTTGGTATAAACGTTTAATTTTTATTTTTTTATTTTTTAATATATGTTCAAAATCATATTTAACATTATTAACTAATAATTCTTCAATATATAAAAATACATCTAAATCTATAAAATTTAAATATTTCTTATTAAAAACATCTCTTGTTATATGAAAATTAGTACTAATATCAATATTTAATGATAAATAAGTAAATTTATATTTATATACATTATTTAAAATATTAAGATACTCAGATTTAAAATCATCATTTTCATTAAATATAAAATCTAAACTCATTTTTTCTTTTCTAAATATATCAAAACAATCTTGTTGAATATTTAATATTAATTGTTTTTTAGGATTTTCTATTAATGAATATATATAATCTCTAAATTCATTTTTTTTAAAAAATCTTACTGTATTTTCAATATCTAATTTTATCATTAAAAATTTTTTTTTTAATTTATGTAATTCTTTATTACAATCGAATAAATTATTTAGACTTACATAATATCTTAATATCATCAAAACATCTTCTGGTAATTTTTCTATCATAAATAATTTAATATATATATATTTAAATTTTTTTAAAAATAAATCAATTTTTATATAAAAATAACTTACTATTTTTAAATAATTATGAATTTTAATTATGAACTTCATTCAATATAATAACAATAAATTAATAATAAATTTACTAAAATTACCAATTGAATTAGTGGATATTATAGAAAAATATACTTATTTTAAACCTAAAAATAAACAAGAACTGCAAAATGCACTTTATTTAATGTACATAAATAAAGAAGAAGCATTAAAAAAATATGGAATTATTTCAGAATGGAATACATCTTTAATCAATGATATGTCTTATTTATTTCAAAACAATACACACTTTAATGAAAATATTGAACAATGGGATGTATCAAATGTCACAAATATGTCACATATGTTTAATAATTGTACTCATTTTAATCAACCCCTTAATAATTGGAATACTTCAAAATTAATGAACATTGATAGAATGTTTTTTGGTTGTAGAAATTTTAATCAACCACTTAATAATTGGAATACATCAAATATAACAAATATGTATGGTGTTTTTTCTGAATGTAGAAATTTCAATCAAGAATTAGAAAATTGGAATACTTTAAATGTAAATAATATGAATTATATGTTTAAAGGTTGTGTTGTTTTTAATAAACCCCTCAATAATTGGAATACTTCTAATGTAAAAACTATGGCTTATATGTTTTATGGATGTACAAAATTTAATCAACCACTTAATCAATGGAATACAATAAATGTTAAAAATATGAATTCCATGTTTTATGAATGCGAAAAGTTTAATCAAGATTTAAATTCATGGAATATGTCAAATGTCACTCAAATACAATCTATGTTTGGATATTGTTTTAATTTTAATCAACCATTAAATTCATGGGATGTAAGCAATGTAAAAAATATGAATTATATGTTTTATTATTGTACTAATTTTAATCAACAATTGAATAACTGGAATGTATCTAATGTTCAAACAATGGATTCTATGTTTAGATATTGTGAAAATTTTCAACAACCTATTCATGAATGGAATTTTGGTATTTATTGATATATTTTTGATAAAATATACAAAAAAATTGATTTATAATATTAATGCTAAAAAAATATTGAATTAACCAATGAGTTTTTTTCAACCGAAAACAAAAGAAGAAATTAAAGTAGCAGTTAATATATGGAATGTAGCTAAAAGAGAAGCATTAATTGAATATGGAAATATATCTAATTGGGATACATCTTTAATCACAGATATGTCAGAATTATTTAAAGATAAAAAAAAATTTAATGAAAATATAAATAAGTGGAATGTTTCTAATGTGTTAAATATGGAAAGTATGTTTGATGGTTGTGAAAAATTTAATCAACCATTGAATGATTGGAATGTTTCAAATGTTAAAAATATGAATAATATGTTTTATTATTGTAGAAATTTTAATCAACCATTGAATGATTGGAATGTTTCAAATGTTAAAACTATGAATAATATGTTTTATTATTGTAGAAATTTTAATCAACCATTGAATGATTGGAATGTTTCAAATGTTAAAACTATGAATTGTATGTTTTATGAATGTACTAATTTTAATCAATCCCTTAATGATTGGAATGTTTCCAATGTTGAAAATATGAATGATATGTTTGAATATTGTAAAAATTTTAATCAACCATTAAATGATTGGAATGTTTCAAATGTTAAAACTATGAATGGTATGTTTGAATATTGTAAAAATTTTAATCAACCATTAAATAATTGGAATGTATCAAAATGCATAACTATGGAATATATGTTTGAAGGTTGTACTAATTTTAATCAACCTTTAAATGAATGGAATACATCAAATGTTTTAAATATGAAATATATGTTTTATGGTTGTTATTTATTTAATCAACCACTTAATAAATGGAATGTTTCTAATGTTAAAAATATGGAGAGTATGTTTTGTGATTGTTATGATTTTAATCAACCACTTAATAAATGGAATGTTTCTAATGTTGAAAATATGAATGATATGTTTCATGGATGTACTAATTTTAATCAACCATTGAATGATTGGAATGTTTCAAATGTTAAAAATATGGATGGTATGTTTGAATATTGTACTAATTTTAATCAATCATTGAATGATTGGAATATTTCTAATGTTAAATGGATGAAAGATATGTTTAATAGTTGTACTAATTTTAATCAACCATTTGATAAATGGAATATATCAAATGTTAAAAATATGAATGGTTTATTTAAAAATTGTACATCATTAACTATTAATAATAAATTAATGAATAGAAGATAAATTTTAATGCTTAAACATGTTAATAATATCATAATAAATTTTAAACAAAAAATTGATTTTTCTAAATTAAATTATTATAAACTATGAACTTTTTTCAACCAAATACAAAAAATGAATTAAAGGAAGCAATAAATTTATGGAATAATAATAGAGAATATGCATTAATAGAATATAATCATATTAATACATGGAATACTTCTTTAATAACAGATATGTCTTATTTATTTTATGAAACAGAATTTAATGATAATATTAATAATTGGGATACATCAAATTGTATAAATATGGAAGGAATGTTTTATGAATGTGAAAATTTTAATCAATCAATAAATAATTGGAATACTTCAAAAGTAATAAATATGTCTCAAATGTTTTCAAATTGTTTAGAATTTAATCAACCACTTAATAATTGGGATGTATCAAAATGCATAAATATGGAAAGTATGTTTTCTGATTGTATTCAGTTTAATCAATCTTTAAATGAATGGAATACATCAAATGTTTTAAATATGAAAAAAATGTTTTACAAATGTAAAAATTTCAATCAACCCTTAAATAATTGGAATGTTTCAAATGTTAAAAATATGAATTTTATGTTTTCTTTTTGCTCAAAATTTAATCAATCATTAAATAATTGGAATATGAAAAATGTAGAAAATGTAGATTATATGTTTAACAGATGTAAAAAATTTAATCAATCAGTTAATGAATGGAAATTATCAAATACATTATCTATTAATGGTATGTTTTGTAGTTGTACTAATTTTAATCAACCATTAAATAATTGGAATGTTTCTAATGTTAAAACTATGGATAATTTTTTATTAAATTGTAATGATTTTAATCAATCAATTAATAATTGGGAACATTCTAGTACAATAAGTATGAAAAATATGTTTCGAGGTTGCTTAAATTTAAATCAACCTTTTGATAAGTGGAATGTATCAACTATAAAAAATATGGAAGGTATGTTTTATGATTGTCCAAAATTTAATCAATCTCTTAATGAATGGAAAATTTCAAAATTTAAAAAATTATCATTATTTAATGAATATGAATTATGTAATAGTGAAGATGATTATTTATTTAATAATGATGAATATGAATTTTTTTAATAATAAATATTTATTGATTTTTAAATAAAAATTTTATAATTTATTAATAAAAATTTTTAAAATTGAAATAAAAAACAGTATAAAAATAAAAAAACAATTAATATATATTATATATTATATATTATATATTTTATATTTTATTATGATTGCTACACAACAAATTAAATCAACAACATCAAAACCTATACCTTTAAATAATTATGAAACCATTAATGTATTAAAATGGAATAATAGTAAATGGAAAGATTTATGTCCATATTTATTAAAAACAGATGGAAATGAATTAAATCACAATTCAGGAGGAATATTATTTGAAAACTTCTATCAAGGATGTAAAGTATATGATGTTGTATATGAAAATGAAGTATATGCATCAAGATATTATATAAATAATCCTAAATATTTATGGTGGAAATTTGAACCACATACACCTTCAGGAGATGTAATATATGAAAATGATATTATTGATTATGAACACTACTTTCATTGGAGAAATAGTTTATGAGAATGTAAAAATCCAATTAGATATCCAAATAAAATACATAGACGAAAAAATACTCAATTTTCATTAATAATAGATAAAGATAAAAATGAAACAAGATTGAATTATTTAGATACAAGAAAAGAAATATATGTAAAAGAATATACAAGATTAATAAAAAAAATACCAATATATCAAGAATTATTAAATAAATTAAAAAAAGGTAAAAATATAATGATATGTGAAGTAGATGTACCAGCCAAAAATAAAAAAGGAGAATATGGTAAAGATTGTGATATAAATAATATATGTTATATGACTATTGAAAAATTAGAATTACTTTTGAATGATACAAATGAAGCATTTGGGCATGGATTATGTTTAGCATATTCATTATTAAATGATTTACACTATTGAAAATTTATAATTTTATAAATATTAATAATTTAAAAAAATTTATGTGCATACTCACCTATTTAAGTTTTAAATTATTTAACTTATCCACAAAAATTAATTATTGATGCAAATAAAAAGTAAAGATACTTATCATTATTTAAATAATGTTTATAAAAATGCTATTAAAATTAATGCCTGATACAAGAGAAAATATTAAATGTTTAAAAAAAAAATAAAACAGCATAAAATTTAAGAAAAATCAGATTTAATAAATATTATAAAATGTTAATATAAAATATTGTTATAAAACATATGAGTAATATAAATACTAAGTTTATAAAAGGTAAAATTATGAATAAAAATATAAAAATAGAATTTTTTAATATGTCTCAAATAAAACAATGTGATAGTGATGATAATATTATTATTTATAATTTTTTAGGATCATTTGGTGAATTTGAAAGTAATGAAAATATTAATTTATATCAACAAATATTAAAAAATATAATTAAAAATATTAAAAATATTACATATATTGACTTTACAAATAAATGTTATTTATTTACAATTTCTAAATTTACTTATACAATTACTGATTTAGTAGGAACAACATTATCTTCTATTAGCTCTAGAGAATTCTGTGATATAAAATCAGATAAAACAACTGAGAAATTTATAAATAATTTTGTAAAAATAATTTGTGATCAAATAAAAAATAAATATAAAGTTATTTTATTTGGACATTCATATGGTGGATTTATTGTTAATAAATTAGCTGAAAAAATATCTGAAAAAACTAATGTTCAATTTAATGATAGATTATTTATTAGAACCTTAAATTCTATTTATATTTCAAAAAATCTAACATTAAATCCAGAAAATATAATTCATTTTTATCATAAAAATGATGTTGCTTATAATAGAATTACAAAATATTGTATTAAAAGTAGTGATCCTATTTATAAAAGAATTATTTTTTATGGAGAAAAACAGGAATTATCTACGTTACAAAAAAAGAAAATAAGTGGTACGAAAAAACAATGGGAAGATCATAGTAAAAGTTTTTATTTTATATTTTCATTTGTATTATGTTATGATTTAATTAATTTTTTTATAATTAATAAATTACAAATAAATAATAATAGATTAAAAAATAGTAATAATAATTATAATTATTGGGAAGAAAAACAAATAAAAAAAGGATATATTAAAGTAGTACAACCTAAATTAACAGAAGAATTTCTAAAATCAAGAAATTATAGTTATAAAGGTAAAAGTACAACAACTAGTACAACAACTAGTACAACAGCTAGTACAACAGCTAGTACAACAGCTAGTACAACAGCTAATACAGTAAGTTTAACAAATTCAGTAAATTTTAATTCTAATGAAAAAAAAGTTTGTGAATTAATAAATAAAAATAATTTAGAGTATTTAGATAATATCAATTGTAATATTATTAAAAAATTAAAAAATATAAAAAATAGAAAAAACAATAAATCTTATGATAAATCAATATTACATTTTAGACAAATAATATCTTCAAATTCTATTAATAAATTTATAAATTATTCATATATGTATTCAGTTAATTATAATTTACAATTTTTTTTGGTAATTAATTTTATAAAATTAAAAAATAAGAATAACAATTTAATGAAAAGTTTAGATTTAAATTTATTCAAATATATATCATATCCTATAAGATATAAAAATTCTTACAGTATTAATATTGCAGAATATTTAAAGCTTATTCCAACTAATATTAAACTAATAAAAAATAATATTTAAATGTTAAACAATTTTCATTTATGTTTGAAGGTTGTACTAACTTTAATCAACCACTTTATGATTGGGAAAATGATGGTTTAAATTTTATTCGTACTATTCATCAATATGATTATATAGATGATATGATATATTAAATTACAAAATGAAGAATTTTAATTAATCTATTCATGAATGGAAATGGTCTTTATTAAAGATTTCATAATAAATTTAAATATATTTTTATAAAAAATAAAAATTAATTTTTTCACAAATATAAATATAAATATAAATATAAATATAAATATAAATATAAATAATAAAATGGACACTTTACAATCGGAAAAAGAATTAAAAAACCAAATAAATGATTGTTTAAAAGAAACAAAAAATAATGAAATAATTCCTGTATGGAATTCAATTAGTCAAAAAAATATGTCCAAATTATTTAAAGAACCAACTAAATTTAATCAAAATATTAATGAATGGGATGTTTCGAATGTAACAAATATGGAAAAAATGTTTAATAAAATAAATAAAAATAAATAAAAATATTTAAAAATTGATTTTTATAATATTATAAATAAAAAATATAATTATGCTTAAATTAAAAAAGTATTTAAATGATGATGTAATCAATAATATTAAATCTTTTGTTATTTTTCAACCTCAAACAAGAAAAGAATTAGGAGAAGCAATTTATTTAATAACAATAAATAAAGAAGAATGCACTAAAATTTATGGTCATATATCTTTATGGGATGTAACAAAAATAACAAATATGTCTTATTTATTTTCCTACAAATATGATTTTAATGAAAATATCAATGATTGGGATGTATCTAATGTGACAAATATGACTGGAATGTTTTACGATTGTCACAGTTTTAATCAACCATTGAACAAATGGAATACACAAAATGTAATTTCAATGAAAGAAATATTTTATGGATGTAAAAAATTTAATAAACAATTGAATAAATGGAATCTTTCCAAAGTAGAAAATACAGAAAAAATGTTTGAAGGATGTTATTTATTTAATCAACCACTCAATGATTGGGATACATCAAAAATAACAAATATGGAAAATATGTTTTCTAATTGTCATAGATTTAATCAACCTTTATATAATTGGAAAACAATGAATGTTCAAAACATGAATTATATTTTTACCAATTGTTATAGATTTAAACAATCATTAAATAATTGGAAAATACATAATGTAAAAACTATGATTTGTATGTTTCGCGGTTGTAAAAAATTTAATCAATCACTTAATCAATGGGATGTTTCAAATGTTACAAATATGGATTTAATGTTTCATTTATGTGAGAATTTTAATCAATCACTAAATGAATGGGACACTTCCAATGTAACAACTATGGATAGTATGTTTTTTGAATGTAAATCTTTTAATCAACCATTAAATAAATGGAATACATCAAAAGTTAAAAATATGGAATCCATGTTTGAAGGTTGTATTCATTTTAATCAACCATTAAATTCATGGAATATGTCTAATGTTGAAGAAATGTCTGCTATGTTTAAAGATTGTTTTGATTTTAATCAATCAATAGTTGGATGGAAATTAGATAGTTTAGTTGAATATTATTCTATATTTTATGGAATAATTGATAATGAAATACATATAAATAATTTAAAATATATAAAAGGACAAATACAAAATATAACTGATTATGAAAACATTGATATATATGATAATGATTATTACGAATATTATGAAAATGAATATGATGAATTTGATGATGAGCAATCATTTAAATTGGAATATGATGATTATGATGAACAATCATATGATACTGATAATTCTAATATAGAAAATGATTAAATATTTTATTTCATTAAAAATATTTATAATTTATATTTTATATTTTATATTTTATATTTTATATTAATAAAAAAATATAAAAATGAATAAACGAATTTAAGAAATAAATATTATTTAATAATAAAATGATATGTTTTAATACAAAGCACTGGCCTTTGGTCTATTTTTATATTAATGACACAAAAATGAATGAATCTGATTTTGAAGATTATAAAAAAAAATATTTACAGATTTTATTAAAATGTAAAAAAGAAAAATGTAAAATTATTTTGATTAGTGATTTAAATAATCAAAATAAATTAGACATAAAATATGTTATGAAACAAGCATATTTTAATCTTAAAATAGAAAAATTTAATAAAAAATATGTTAAAACAGTATGCGTTTATATGAGAGATAAAAATTTTAAAAAAATATTAGATATGTATTTTAGTGTTTGTCCTCCATATTGTCCTTATAAAATATGTGAAACTTATCAAGTAATTAATGATTTTATTAAAGAAACAAATAATGAAGTTTATGATACATCTATTTTTTCTAATTTAGAAAATAATACAGCAAATTTAGAGAAAAATGATGAAGAATATAAAAAAATTAAAGAAGAATTAAAAAAAGAGATTGAATATGAAATGAAAAAAGAGAATAATATAAAAAAAAATGAAATAACAATATAATTATTTATGTTAGTAAATAATATATGAATAATAAATTTAAAATAAATTTTGGAAAAAAAAATAATGGAAACAAAGGAAACAAAGGAAACAAAGGAAATAAAAAAAATTCAAATATTTTAAATATTGTTATTATATTATTAATACTAATAGCAGTAATATTTATTGTTTATTATTTGATTAATCATACAAATTTATTTTATAAAAAAGAAACAGACACAAGAGTATATAATATAACAAAAGGAAATTTAGCATCACCTTATTTAGATGTATGTAAATTAGGATGTACAAGAGGTGTTTGTAAAACGAAGAATTTAAATTCACCTGAGTTCTGTAAATTTGATTTCCAATGTAATTATTGTAAAGATAGAAATACAAAAAATTTCTATGTTGATTTAACTAATTATGAAGAAGTACAACCAGCATATAGCGTTCAAAAAAAGTTGAGTAATAATCAAAGAAAATCATTAAATAATGAAATAGAAGAAAATAATGAATATATAGATGATTTAAATGATCAAATTAGAGAATTTAATAGAGGAAATTATTAAATATATAATATAAAAAATATAAAAATTATAAGTATCTTTTTTAGATTTATTTTATTAAAGTAAATATACTTTAATACTCTTTATTTTTCATAAAATAACATATTGAAGGTTTATCCAAATTTGTTCTTAATAAACTACACACGCTTCCATAAAAAAAATATTTTTATATTATCAATATTATATCTTATAAATTAATGTAAATCTTCAAAAATGTAAATATATTATTTGCACTAATAAATCAAAGAATTTCTTCTAAAAAATGTTTATTTAATTTCTTTTGTTTCACACTATTTTTTATATCCATATAAACAACTAAGTCGTCATATCCACCAATTTTTTCTATTTTAGATTTCTCATTTTTATGGTACATAATTTGAGGAAAAGTATTCATTTTATTTTGTTTTTTTAATTTATTTTTAATTGTTTCATCTTGAGGTACATCTATTTTTTTAAAATTTATTTTTTGTTTTTTTAATAAATCATAAGCACAATTACTGTAATAACAATCTTTTAATATATAAGCAATAATCATATATATTAGTATAATATTTTTATA